TTTTTATGTTTAGAGTTTCTATTTAGAGACAATGCATAACACAATCTAAGATTCTTTAGAAACACAAAAAAGAGATTCCTAAGGAATCTCTTTTTATTCTATATGACTATAGAATTATTTTTTCAAGTTGTAGAATGATTTCAAACCACGGTATTCTGTTAGTGCAGTTTTAAATGCGTATATAATAGGAAGAAAACTCATTAAATAAGGATATATGCGTGTAAGATATAGTCGGTAAAATGCACATAAAGTTACTAAAGTTTACACTTATTGCCCCTTATTTGCCCCTTTTTAATATAAAAAACCCCGACTAGAAGTCGAGGGCAGTTCGAGGAATTTATCGAAATGATACCAAGTATTCCAAAGAATATGTTATCACTTATCTATGGGAATTACAAATATAAAAAAGAGCTATGAGACTAACTCATGGCTCTTTGCCTATGATGGATAGATATATTATACCAAATAAAAAAAGCCCCAGCAAACGCTGAGGCTCGACCACTACCACCATGTTATCCCTACTGTGGTCTGAGGGGAGGTGATATACTCCTTTTTAATTTTATAGTTTGCGTGGTCTTGATTAAGCGAATGAACCGAATGACGTTACACGGCGGCCGTTTTCTGATTGACCAACTGCGACATAGCGACGATTCCCAGAACCGCCAATGTAACTGATCCAGATATAGCCGTCAACGTCGCACCAGCCATCATAGTTGATAGTTTCACCGGCTCCATAGACTGCCACGATTTCAGCACCTAGACCGGCACCAGCTCGAACATTAAGAGCTGATACTTCAACCGTGAATGTTCCGGTTTCCTCGTTAATAGTAATTATACCATCAAACGGTTTTGGGGTTGGCGCAGGGGATTGTGATTGGTTATCCGTTGGGAAGTAGAACCAGCCCACGATACCATCAAAATTACGTGTATTGTAACGAGCAGGGCCGCCAACGTATAAGCTATCAGCATTGCCGTCAATATTCTGCTCGATAGTTCGCATGGTGTAGCCGTCTGAATCTTCGATAACCAGCCCAGTGTGGCCGTAAGAATGCCCTGCGATGTAAGTGGTATCCATGACGAATACAGCCCCACGACGTGGACGGCTATCAAGGTTGCCTTCTTGGTTGTATTCTACTTCATAGCCTGCTGCTGCCGCTGAGTTTAGCAAGTCAATCGCATTGCCCCAAAGAGCACGGCCGAAGAAATTAATTGAGATAGAGTTAGGTAGGTCAACGCATTGTGTCCCCCATGATCCGTCCGCATCGGTACCAACCCCAGCATTAGCTAGGTCTTCTGCAAATTGAATAATGTCGTTATCTGTTGCCATATATTAGGCCTCCTTAAATTATTTTTGAATAGCTTGTTTAATCTCCGAGATAGTTCTCTCCAACTCTTCGACTTTTTGTTTTAAAGCGTCAATTTCGCTCGCTGGTAATTGAGATTTTGTTACAAGTGGGTCTGCCGCAAATTTATTTTGCTCTAGAACTTGTAGAAAAAAGTTATTGTATGTTGGAAATAACCCATACGCTTGGCTGATAGACAAGGATGAAGATTGTTTATCTTTAATTTCCTTGATATCGTTCCCGACCGCTTGAGCAAATTCTGTGAACTTACTCATAGGCTCACGCTTTCGCTGTGTTGTATACGCTCACAAGGTCTTCTTGCTCGATGGTATCGAGACGGCCACCCAATTCGGTCATTTTCGAGATAATGCCGCTATCAGTATTGCCACCCGCTGCGCTGATTTTATCAGCGATTTCCTTGAGTGTATCAAGCTCTTCCGGTGCATTACCGATGATGTCAGCCTTAGCTTGCGTAATAGCTTGTGTCAAGCGTTCTTCGGTGATACCGCCTGCACCTTTATCCTCTTTACCTGCGAGGGTAGTTTTAATTTCCTTGATGTCAGCACCCACGGCTTGGGCGAAATCATGTAATTTACTCATTTATGTTTCCTTTCAAATTTTAGCTAGATTGTAGATGTTTACGAGGTCTTCCGTGGTTTCACTGCCACCGGCAATGTACCCAGAATCTCGTAATTCATCCGCTAGTAACTTTAGTTTAGGGTCTTTCTTTGATGGAATCGCACTACCGATGTTTAGTGAGCTCTTAACTTTCACCTTGAAATTGTTTGATGGGAAGATATGTCCATTCAGTTTAACTTCGAGGTAGTAAGTGCCGGGCTCTACGACGTCACCCATGACGAAGGTAAAATGCCCGTTCTCCACGGTTACATCTTGATAGAGTGCCACGGTTTCATCATTTGACAGCGTGAGCTTACCAGTACCGGATAACTCCATGCGTCTGCCATCAGCCCCTAAAATTTCAAAACCAAAGACGGAAGTAACATCCCCACTCTTGAGAATGTCACCCCCTTCAATTTGGTTGATAGAGGTCATGAGCTTAGCCATAAACTAGTCCTCACGAGGTTGGTTGTAGTTTAATGCACGCTCACTATCGCCCACGCCTTTAGTTGTTGGGTCGGTAACAATACCCAAAATTACCAGAATCACAACGAATGTATTTACACCTTCTTGGATATTGCTAGGGATAGTAAGTCCGAATTGTTGCAACATCAAGAACACTGCTGAGATAAGAGCTACTAGAGTAGCTTTGTTTTGTAGACGTAGTTTAAAGTTAATCATTGTCATTATTCTCCCTCTCTTCTTCTGAGTTAAGAAAGAACTTCTCTTTGTCGATGTTTCTCTTAACATACTTGTCGATATAGGGGATTTCAACCCCTAAAGCTGATAGACTAGCCAAAACACTAGAGCCGTAAGCAGCGATCATGGCAAAGATAAATGTATCGATTACACTACCTAAATTCATGAAAACTGCGAACGGGTAGAAGATTGCCACAAACGTAAACATGGCTATATGACCGACTAGCCCTTTTCTGAATTTTGAGCTTGAAAATTCATGGAAGGCCCAAGCTCTGGCCACTCCGATGACGATATCACTGAGAATGATAATCATTAGCAGAAATACCCATAAATGCTCATCAATGCCGTGTGCATAGAAATCTCTGACTACGTCGAACACGCCAAAGATGCCGTCTGGTTTGTGCATTTCACACTCCTTAACATATTATTTAACCCCCATTTTTTAACCTATTTCAAAAGAATATTATTGCCGTCTGTAGCATAAGCGATGAAGTCGTTAGAATCCACCGGTGCCAAACGACCATCAACCAAGCCAATACGTTGACCCATTGTCAGTGAGCTGATGCCAGTATCATCTTTAGCGACGTAGCCGGCGTACTTAATCACACCCATAGCGTTAGGTTCAATGTCGTCGAGCGATACACCGTAGAAACGCCAAGATTCATCAGCTCCTAACGGCTGTACTGAGTTACCGACCAACTTAACCGGCGTACCGATTGTGATTCTAGTCTGACTGGTATTTTTCAACGTTCTGACTTCATCCGCAAATTCGACACGTTCCTTGCGTCCTGCACTATTGATGTTGATGTAAGGCACAATCGTATTTCCGCCACCCGACACCGCAAAATGGTTTCCATGGCGTGAACCGCCTTGTTCCTCGAATAGCTTAACGCTCTTATCAATATTACAGTTCTCGATAGTAACTATTGATTTCTTGGCCCCTGTACCGTAAGACCCAAAACGAATTGATTCTTCACTACTTCCGGTGATGAAAGTACATTTTGAAATCTTGACACGGTTTGATTCAACGTTGAAATTATCGTGCATCGAGAATGGCAATGTTGTTGATTTGAATGTGCAGTTTTCAAAAAGGTAGCTACCACCCGAACCCATACCAGCAGCATAGGCTTGTGTTGAGTTCCAAACGCCATCCTTGTTTCCGAGGTGTTCAAAGTAGCAATCGATATATCTCATATCATTGTTTGCGTACTGATTATTCGTCTCGTCGTGGACTGCATAACGGGTATTTCTAACAGTGATCTTGATGTTCTTGATTGTGTTATGTCGCCAAACGTTCAAAACGCTGATACGGCTTGAAGTATTACGAGTAGTCTTGTTATCCGGCACGTCCATTTTAAGACGGACATCACCAACGCCAATAATGTTAACGTAATCTGGCACCTCGATGCCTTGGCGTTCAGACCCGTTATTTTCAACTTCACGAAGGAAGTTGTCACCGCCCAATTCTTGCAACACATCATACTCACCAGAATGTATATACAAGGTAATAGGATTGTCAGCACTACCCGAACCCAATGCTTTGATAGCTTCTGTTAGCGTGCTGAAATCCCCGG